TGGACTGTGCCAACGAAGTTCTTGCCGATGAACTCGTCGATCTCGAACTCCGTGCCTGTCAGGTCAGCCTCGGGATCTGCTGCCTCCATCCAGCCCTTGAGCTTCCACAGCGCAGTTGGCGCCAGCGAGAAGAACTCGTTGAAGCCGACTCCCTCGAAATGCTCAAGCTCGCTCTCCGGTGCCCCGATGACACGGAACTTGATGTTGAGACTCGGGTGCTTGTCGCTGCTTGGTGCGGGCTTCATCTCCGCATCGGTTGCCTGAAACAAGTAGCGAGCCTCGTCCAGAAGGGCGAATCCTCCAGTTTCGACGTCACCAAGATCGGTTCCGGTGTTGATGGTAAGACCCATGTTGCAAACTCCTTGAGTTGCGGTAGTAGAGTGATCACTCGGCCGTTGGCTCTGCCGCGATCATCTTCGCGACAAGAGCGTGGAAGTCGGCAGGCTCACGGCCTGAAAGTCTGCCCGTTCTGTCACCACCCTCCCATGCTGTGGTAGGATGGCACTGAAGAATGCGGTTGCCAGCACCCTTGATGGTGAGACGCACAATCGCATCACAGTCACCAAGCACTCGATGGTATGATTGACCGGAGATTGCTGGGCAAGCTGCTGGCTTGTCGCCCCCGGAATCGCTCTTTTCGAGTGCTGTCACAACCACGAGGCACGGCAAGTCTCGAAGCAACAACATCACCTGCGTCATCAACTGCAAGTTCACTCCCCAATCTGCCTGGGTGGTGAGCTCAACTGTATCGCGACCAACAGAGACCTTCCTGCTTTTTGCTGCTGCTCCCTGCTGTTGCATGAGCATGGACTGCAAGTGAGAGGCAGTGTCCAACGCTACAATCACGCCATTTGGACCGAACTTGCCCACAAGCTTCTCGGCCTTACTGAAGCAATATGAGATGGCGTCTTTTACCTCTCCGAAGGTTTCGGGATACGTCACCATGACGCGAGGAAACTCCTCTCGGTGCTGCCGCATGTATGTGTCGCCCTTGTCGAGCGACAACAGATACAGCGGTATGCCGTGCTGCGCAGATGCCTGTAACAGCATGTAGGTTTTGCCGATCTTTGCTTTGCCGTACAGGCAAATGCGAAGCGGTTTCTCTGGAAGATCTCCCGCTGGGAGAAAGAGCCCACTAGAACTCAATTTGATTTCTCCTGTTGTGGTGGTAGTGCAAAGACTGTCTCCAGCATTGACTTGAGAAAGTCTCCTGTGTCTGTGCCGAGAGCAACAACAATCGTCGCGGGCGCCCTTTCCCCATTCTCGTCCTGGAACTCGATGGTAAAGGAGGTTAGCGCCTTGCTGTCCCTTGCTGTTGCCCTGATGAGGTCAAGCACGTTTGCTGCTGCACCCTTGCTGTTGAGCAGCTTTTCGAGTTCGTTCATTTTGTGTCCCTTTCCTTGCGCTGCGCTATGTAGGCTTCGCGGGCACCATCGCACCACTCAAACCCACACTCGCCCTTGCAGTTGGGCCAGTGCGTGTGCCTGTTGCAGTAGGAGTTGAAGGAGCACTTGTCACACGCACTGTAGTTGGGAGGGAACACCCCTTCTGCGATGATGTGCTTGCGACGCTCGATAGCGTGCTCGATGAGTCCGATCTCACCAGGGATGTCAAACTCACGGCGGGACCACGCTTTGAACTCGAATCGCTTGTCGAGGCCCTTCTTGGCAAAGTCCGCCAAGAGCCTCTCAACAAACGCCTCGTACTTCTCTCCGGGCTTCATGCGGTGCTGTGGTTTCTTTGCTACAGCAAAGATGACCCGCTTGCAATCCGGCAGCATGGCGAGGTATGTGCTGACCTGCCGCCGAATGCGCAAATGCGTGTAGGAGAGTCCGCTGTACTTCCACTCGACGATGACAGTGCCATCTGTGTTCATGCGGTCGAAGTACCCACGGATGGTAGTGCCGTCTGGCAACTCCAGCTCTCCGCGCTGCTCCGGCACCCACTGCGTTCTGACGATTTCGTGCCCAGGGTTATCGGCACGCCACAGCTCGTATGACTGGAGTGTTGCATCCAACTTTGCGAGGTGATCCTGCTCCCCAAGCGCATCCACGTCTGGGTCCAGCTCCCATTCCAGCCCCAAGTCGATTTGGGCACTGCAACGAGCAAACGCTCTGCCAACCGCAAAGTAGATCGGGTTCCACGGCACCTTTGCAACGCGGTCGAAGAAGAACCTTCGTTCGCAATCAATCACCGCATTTGATTGCGAAACCGAAATAGTAGATCGCTTTGCTGCTGCATCCTTTTCGCGCTGTATGTGCACGAGCAACTCACAATCGAAATGTGTTGCGAGTTTGCACATTTGCCCGTCGGACATTATCCACTTGCACTTTCTTGTGCGCGTGTTGAAGTTGAAGTCACGACAAAGCTGTTTTGCCTGTGTAGCGTTCAAGAGTGTTCCTCCCATGCTGGAGTGTGCTCACAGAGCACACCGTCTTTGCGATTGTGGGCAGTTGCCCAGTACTTGGTGTGTCCTTGTGGCTTCATCTCACCACCTCACCGTGCAGTCCTTGAGGAAGAGCCCGCAGCAAACAGTTCCGCTTACGCGCTCCCCGCGTGGATTTGTAGCCGTGAACTTTGTCTGCCATGTGTCATCTCCGCTACACGCGAACCAAGCGTAACCCCCTGGACGAATATCCGTAAACCCTTGGTTTTTGAGTGCCCGTACCGTTGCGCCACTGTTTGTGCATGAGCACAACACCAGCAAGAGTAGAGCCACCAGCGATGTCATCCTTTTCATTGTTTTCATCCTCCCAGCGCTATGCGAGCAATGTCGCCCGCAAACACTGTGCAGTTTGTTGGGTTGCCGGACGAGTCCTCGTGCCCAAACGCTGTGTTGTTGATCCAGTCAAGTGCGTACCGTTCGAGCCACTCCCGGTCTGGAGTTGAGTCTGTGGGTGGGATTGGTATTTCCCACTCTGCTCCGTCTGTGAGGGTGACGTGCATGTGGTCCCAAGTTGCCATGCTACTCCTCACATCCCTTCACTGGAGCGCTTGCTACCACATCGGCCACAGCTCTCAGCGTGCTGTCGGCAAATCCTCCCACCGCACGAACAATCACCGTGTTGGTGACTCCGATTTTGGCTAAAGCCGCTCCCGCGTTTCGCACCAGCCCCTCCCTTGACCCATGCAACAGCATGAGTACCATGTCCTTGTCGTGCTGTGAGTGAAAGGTGAATTTCTTTGCGTTTCCCATGTGTGATCTCCGATTGGAGGAAAAGCAGACTCAGGGCAAAATCAGGGTTTGGCGACCCTACCCCACGCTGGATTCCTCAGCCTGGCTTGAGCCTGTTTTTCGCCTGATGCGCTCGCAGCACCTCGCCTGCCATTCGCTCGCAAGCGGCAACAAACCACCCAGGCGCTCGCTCGCCAATTGCGTCAACAAACTCCACTACCGTAAACTGCGCCTCCTCGTCGTCTGACTGCAACAGCAAATCAAACGCATCGTATGCGCGCTCTGCTGCGGGGTTGTGGCCTTGGGCAACGCCACAAGAAGCGCACGCTGTATCACCGCACATGCAAGGTCCAACTGGTCTCATGGTGAGTTCCTCATAGCTCTGGTGGCCCGCAATGCAGACACCCAATCTCGCCGCAGTCGCAAGGAGGGCGCGGCCGTATGTTGCGCGCTTCGTCTTCGCGTCGAGCTGTGTAACTCCACCCCAACAACCCGTACCCTGCAATGTCTTTCCAAGGGGACTCGCCACCAGGGTCTTTGTTGGTTGCGATGCGGCAGAGCTTGTCGAGCACACGCACAATGCGTAGCATGTTTGCGTAGTCTTTGGGTTTCACTCCGTCTGGGTAGAGCGAGCGCATCATTTGAGCTGCTCTGTGGTCGGAGTCGCCGTACGCAGTGTTCTTGTCTGCGACAAGCTTGCCAAGTCCACGCCCAAGTGCTTCAAATCTGGTGTCACTCGCCATACTGTTTTCTCCACCTGCGGCATTCGCCCCACTCTCGGAGAGTAAGCCGCACCGCGATTGTGATTGCGACCGCTGGAGCGAGCCAGAGACAGCTCACCACCACAATTGCCGCAAGCGCTGCTGCATCATGCACTGTTGCCCTCCCTGCGTGGCTCCACTCGTGTTCTGTATTTGATTTGTCCGTCGGAGGCGTCCAGCCACTCCAGAAACAACTCCAAATCAATTGGAGCGTCTGGGTCACCGACGTACTCCTCCCGGAGGAACGCTGTCCAGTGGTCGTTTGTCATGTGCTTCATGCACCAATCGAGTGTGCGACCAAATGCGGGGAGGCGTTGGTGGTTGCTTTCTTTGGTGTCATGGCGCTACCGTTGTTGCGAGCCAGTCAAGAAACGAGTCCACATTCAGGTCGGAGCTGTGGTACATCTCGTCGTTGCAGAACTCAGTTAGCATTTCGTTGGTACAGCCGTCCCACATCGCCTTTACCTCGGCATCTGTGAGTGGCTTCTGTTCCCACTCTTTGAGCATGGCGTTGTGCTTGCGGACCCAACGTCGCAGTGCCGCCTCGTTGATGACGAGCTTGTGGTCTGGTCTGAGCGTGCGAGTGTGGTTGGTGAGTTTGGGCTTTGGGTCTGTCATGTGTGGTTCCTGTCTCTCGCTTCGCATTCTTCGTCGAGCTGTGGCAGTCCGGTATCGAGAATGATGCCGCGCTTGACGAGTGCGCGTTCCATTCGGTTTGCGATCTTTGCGATGTGTCGGCGCATGTCGCGTTCTTGAGCTGGAGTGAGCGAGAGGTAGTGGCGATAGTACGCGCGTTTGGCTGCCTCCATTACCTCTACCTCTGCGGCTTGCTTGGCTGTGTATCCGTTGGGGGGTCGCATGTGGTGTTGCTCCGTGTGTTGTGGCAGTAACAGGGAAATCGAAAGAAAATTCTCCCGGTCGTGTCAGGTCGGGGCCTCAGATGTGGTATGGCGGGCCGGTGGACCCTAACGCCCCGGAATCCTTGCGGGTCCTGTCGCTCTCCAGGCTGGGCTTGCGGCTGTCCTGGGCCAATCTGGGGCTCCAGGGCTGCAAACCAGCGCTCGATTCCGGTCGGCATCGCTCTCTCCGAAGGTATTTGCTAAGATGTGTAAGTCCTTGAAATCATTGAACTTCTGGAGGGCAACCTAATA